GTCTTCAAGACTTGCTAACTTTTCTAATTCTCCATCAACTGTTTGAACAATATCAGGGTGTTCTGCTAAACCAACATGAGAGCCTAGTAACACATTTATATTGAGTTTATGTGCTTCTATTGCTCCTTCGTAAAATTTTATCATAGCTTTTACTATGTCATCTCTATAATTATTCATCTTCTTTTTTGAGTCCTGTGACTCCCTCTATATAACTTTTTATAAACCTTTCTCTTAGAATATCATCTAATATAACAGGTAATAGTATAGGAACAGCTACCAATGCTAGTCCCCCGAATATACCAAATCCGAACCATCTATATTTAACTGCTGTATGAGTAGGATAATGAATAGTCATTATTCTCATAGCAGGCAGATATAATCTTATTAAACTTAACACCCATGTAGATAACCACGCGGCTGCTAATATGTTAAACCAACTTAACTCCATATTTCTCCAAATGTCTTAAACTTCCTAAATCATAGGCTAGAGAAAATGAATAATATCCGCACTTGCTACCATCGAGATACGGGAAGTAACTTTTTTCAATTACGTCCTGTGGAACTGGGTCATATGTCCATATAGAATAACCTTTACTTCCATACTTATGCTCATAATGAGTAACAGGTTTTGTATAACCTGGCATGGAATCTTGGTATTCTGTCGTCAACTCTCGAAGTATTTTAGCAATCCCGTTGTCCCTTACAGACCACACGAGTTCACCATCTTCAAAACTATCGCTAACACATTCTTCGGGTAGCATAGCATACTTATGTTTATAGCATTTTGAGTGTTGTTCTTTAGAGAGTCTCTCTGGAATACCCACTCTTTGTATAACTGCCTTAACAAAAGCATTTGAACGATACAGGCTGGTAGCTATAGATGAGATGTTATCTCCGTCTATATACATCTGAAGTACTTCCGATATTTCATCGCTAGTAGCTCCAGTGCCTTTCTTTTGCTCTTTCCTTCTATTTTTGTACTCCCACAACTCCAAATGGTCGTCAATGATTCTCTGAAGTCTGGTCGTGTTATACCTTATATTCAGAATCTCACAGGCTTCCTTTTTAGTAATTGGGTCGTCCTGATTTAGTAAGTCTACTACTTTTTGGATATTAGTAGAGCTTAGCTTTTCGTATTCTTTTTGTCTTATTGACACTATTTACGCCTTATCTCAAACTTGTCTCGAAGTAGCCAAATAGGTGTCCATAATATTATTCCCCAAACTATAACATTGAACAAAAAATGTCCAATAGTAGCTGGTAAATTAAATAAAAATTCTATCATTTGTTTTCCTTAAAATAATTCGCCATCAAGTCCTATATGTTCTGTTCCATATAACATAACAGCGTAGTGTATAATCTTTAATAAATCGTCTGGATTTTGTCCATTCTTTTTGCCGTATCTTTGAGCGTACTTAATAATATTTCCTATACAGAAACCAGCACCATGTTGACTATCGAAAATGAACTCAGTTGCCTGAATATTTCCTGAAGCGTAATGTTGTTCGTATGTTTTATCTATATATTCTTTTATAAATTCTAATGCTTTATCTTCATTAAATTTGTAATCCATTATTTCTCCGTTGTAAAGAAGCATACTTGAACTAATCTCGCATCTTCTTTGGTTTCTCCAAAACTAGCATTGATGGGAGCATGCCAATAAGTGGCAGGATAAATTACACATCTGTTATAAATATTACCAACATATGTGTGAATCTCCCAATCTTTATTTGGTTTATCTAACCAATTTCCTTTAAATGTTGCCGTTCGGTCTATACTTAACTCTTTTGTTTTGTATATTTTCTTCGTTTTCTTACTACGGTATAATGCCGTTCCTGTATTTATATCTGCTTCAGGTTGTAGAAAACATACTGACGCCCATGCCTCACCATTTATTGTATTTGTTGTTTTCTCAAGATACCCACTACAATCATGGTGTATCCAATTTAAAAATTCTTTAACCCCTTTATATAATCCTATTGTAAATGCTGTATTACTATTCTTTGTAGGAAAATATATTATTCTTTTACCTATTGTGGATTCAAACCTATTCTTTATAAATATTCTATTGTCGTGTGAATAAGTCGAAAGTGTTCGGTCACCTGGAAAGAAAACTCTATCTCCTCTAACCCCTGGGTAGTAGAACATTTCTAATGCTTGTTCTCTTACTTCATCGGGATTGGGATAAAAATCATCTATTATATGAATCATTTTTCGAGTTCTTCAATAACATCAAGTCCACCCTCTATTTTAGCAAGGTATTCTTTTTTCTCTGCTAATCTAGCTTCTAGCATAGCAATTTCCTCACTATACTTTGTATGTTGTACTTTCAAGTTATTTTTTAGAACTCCTGTCTTTTCTATAACTGCAGGTTTCGGCTCCATAACTCCGAAAAATTCCTCAAATGATTTTTTATCTTCTTCCATATTCCTTCTGTAATTCTAGCCACGCTTCAAATGCTTCGTCGCCCATTTTCTTTCTTTTTTCCATTAACCAGTTATCATCTAGTCTACTTTCTTCGTCTTTGAACTTCTCTTGTCTTTTAGTTTTATCAACCATTTTGACACTATTTAGAATTTCTACTTCTTCTCCAGTAGACTTTTTATAAGTCATAACTTTTCTTAATCCACTATTTTCTAAATGCTGTAGGATTTTCGCATCTATTTCGTCTTGTGGAGTACCATCTGGTACTGTCAAAACTCCATTATTTGTTTTTACTTTTATAGCCATTATGCTGTTATTCTTCTTCTCGTCCAGGCTTCTTCAAGTCGCCACCAATCTGGTTTTCCTCGTCTTGTCCAGTTTGCAAAGGTAGCTTTGTCTTTATGATAGAAGTCTCTGTACGCTTGGACTGTATTATCCTGTTTGCACTCGTCTGGCATAGCTTGTGCAAATTGTGTAAGTCCACGCCGTGGTATGGCGATGTTGGGTAATTTTGCGATAACATCATGCAACGACTTATGAGATTTGCCCGTGTATCTGAATCCGTACTCTTTATTGAGTTCGTGTGCCAAATCGTAGAGCCATTCATAGTTATCGATACTCTCGCGTACCCATATGCTACAAGGGTGATTGTACATAGTAGGCAAATAAGGATAAGGACGGGGCTCATCTTGTTTGTGAACTCTAACCTTTTCCCATTCTTCTGTTGTAATTTTTCTCGGTACATCTCCTAAATATTTATTTATCCAATGAGCAGTGCACAATAGCTGTGCTGATTCTAATATCATTTTGATAATATGTTTATCGCAATGGTATTGTGCACACTTCTCTTTGTCCTCATCAAGTATGAATATATTCATCTAATCCAACATTTATAGTGAGAGCCTGTTTCAAACGGCTCATCACAAAATTCACACCATTCATTATCCTTATAATCATTACGATTATACTTAGTCTTGTCACGGTGAGCGCCACCTTTATTGAAACGCCTACCGAATTTTGCAACTGGATTTTTTCTTAATTTTTTCATAATATGTATATTATACACAAAGTTTCATCTGTTGTCAAGAACTATTTTTTAGCGTTTGTGTCATGCTCTTTAGCAGCTGAATTTACATATAGTCCAAACCATGCTGCTCCTGCTCCGACTAATATTGATATTAGCCCTGACTGTTCCATACTAGGTTCTGGTAGTTCCATAAACCACATAGCTGAATAGTAAACTAATACTATATAGACAGTTAAAAAGGCACGAGGCCAAATTCTCCATGCGTCTATAGTCCTTGCTAGATGAACCCACTTAACCCAAGGGTTAACAGTATCATTTGCTTTTAATTCAAATATCTCTTGTTTAAGGGCGTTATTTTCTTGTATCATTTCCATGAACTTGCTTAAATCAATCTCAACCTCATTTCTTGACATATCGCCACTAAATCTTTCATCTGCCATTGTATATCTCCTTTGGCTTCCAATCGTACCATTCTTTTCTTTTATAAGCCATCTTTTCCGATAACTCATGAAAATGAAAACTAATTGATATTCTTGGACTTAGAGTATCTACTCTATGATATTTTTTTGTTGGAATGTACAATAAATCTCCGTCATCTAACTCGAAACTTTCTTCTAAAGTACACTCGTGTGGTTTGCATTGTCCTCCATATTCATTATACATATACCATCTTATTTTTCCACTAACATGGAATAAGAAGTTATCTGTTGAATCGGCATGAATACCGAAGCATTTTGCATCTTTTTGATTACTACAATAGATGTTTGCTTGTCCTATTCCGTAATGCTTTTCAAATTCCTTACACTGATTCCACATAGTTTCGTTTAGAAACTCACTCAATGTAATTATAAAACTAGAACCACCTTGCCATAGTTCTAATAATTCTTCTCTTGTTTTTTGTATAGGAGATTTTTTCTTACACCACTTATTTCCATCAGGCATTACTACCTGTAGCTGTGGCGCTCTATCCCATACTCTATTTATTTTTATCTGGTTTAAATAGTTATCAAATTCTTCCCATGAAAAATGGTTTTTAAATACATTCTTTTTAGACTTGATAACAAAATGTTTCTTACCTTTGTATTCATCATGAAATCTCTCAAGTCCTATTGGAGCAATTAATTCCTCAAA